TAACTCATCAGAAGCATTGTCGTCAATACTAAAGATAGTATTACGATACACTGGCTGACCACCGTGTGTAATGATGTCGCCATCTTTACCTGCAGTTTTAGGCTCTTGACCCTCATAAAATGGAGTCGTAGACTCTTGAACAAGAAGCTTACCCTCTTTACCTGCAACGATATAAGGCCCAAACTCTACAAGAGAACCTTCCTTCATTCTACGCTCTAATACAGATTCTTGTAGCGTAATGAAAGCTGTTCTACGAACATCACTCTCCATATTGTTGCGAATCTGTGTTGTAACTTGGTCAAGACGTACTCTACCGTATGTCTTAGAATCTTTACCTTCGAAAGTAGTTACAACTTCTCCTGTTTTAGGATTACTTACGAAATGTGGTGCATTATATTTATTCATAATCTTATGGCGTATTGTCTTTAATCAGGGCGACAATACTAAATTTTTATACCCTATTAATTATTAATTGTTTACAAAGTAAACAACAACACAGTGAGTATGATTCACTGTGTTATTGTATATATCTTACGGTGTGTACAGCTATGTTTCCCTTGCTGTAAGGTGATTGTTAGACCACACCTAGATACTATATATCCCCAAAGGGAAAATGGCGTCTTTTTCTTTGATGAGAAGACGCAAACTCAGTAAGTAATCAAGCTAACATAACTTGAGCCCGTGCACTGCCTAGTAGAGGCTCCGTAAAGAAGCTTACACACGTTGAGAAGAGGTTGATATGCCGTAAAGCCATACCCTATCTCCCCAATTTTTAAATCGGGTGGGGCTGAATTCTGGTTTAGTACGCGTAAAACTTTTTTTTTAAAAAAAATTTTGTTCAAAAAAAATTGCCCAAAAGCTTGCCTGGTATTTATTAATTACTTATATTGCACCCATGAAGAAATGGTTTAAAGTAAAATGGAATAATTATTGGTACTCAGATAAAGTAAAAAGAAGATACCTTACTTCGCAAGACTACTTGACAGAAAAGAGGTTACTGGGTTTGTGGTGGCTAATAGATCAAAGAAGAGGAGAAGCTAGAAGAAGTGCACTAATTAAATTTGGACAAGCATTCTTATTAGGAGTCGCACTTAGTTTAACAAACAACATAATAGATAGGATATGTCCAATTTAGCTATTAATATATAGAAAAAAATGAGTTATAAAGATATATTAGCAGAAAAAGGATTCATATATGATCCAGAGAATGAAATCTGGAAGAAGAGTGCAGGATTTGGACTTAACACAACAGTGGATCACTTAATGAGAGGACTATTTGTTATTATAACACCACAAGGAGTTATACACAATGGATTTATAGAAAGCCTTGAGGAATTCAAGGATGTACTAGAAGCGATATGAAAGACTGGAAAGATATTATATATGAAGCGGAGGTTGACCCAACAGAAGACTATTATAGTCAATTATTTCACATAGATGACAGAACAGTCGATAAAGTGAAAAGAATACCGATTAAGTTCAACACGTAGTTTGTATTAGAGCAAAGTTTGGAGTATAGAATTAAATAGAGTATATTTGTAAAAGAATTATGAGATATCCGTCTCATTACAGATCCGAACCAGATGGGAGGATCTTAGACATCGGGTTGTAGATCTTAAATAAAGATTAGAGTTGTCCCCGGTAAATTCGAAAAGGACTTCAGTAAAACATAAGGGTACTGGGAATAAAGGCGGGTGAATCCTCCCAGATAGGTTTAAATAGTACGGACCCTTTACATAACTGGAGTTAAAATAGGTTTAAGGTGACTTAGATCTAAGAGGTGTAGTAACTTCTTAGGGAATCTTATATCTTTTAACTACTATAAAATAATTATTATGAATGATTGGAGAGTACAAATATTATTTCATTGGCCACATGATAGGTTCACAGTAGGAACCGAGTATATTAAAGCCGATGATAGTTACCCATATAATACATTAAGTGTTTTTTTATTTATCGTTACCCTGGAGTTTGATTGGAATTAACTCCTGTTTATATTTTGCATGTTATTTAAAGTATCCGTGTGCTCGGATATCTTCACAATAAGACAAGTCTTGTTCCGTCCTGGAGCGAGGCTTTTCTTTTTTATCCCACCCCTGTTAATAAATTCCCACAAATAAACTTGATTCCTAAAAATTAAAAGACTAACTTCGCCTACATAGTACTTTTGTCGGAGTGGAATAGAAGTATTAAGAGCGAGAACCGCTATGACCGACAAGAGTGCGGGCCGAAAAAAGCCAAACCCGAACAAGAGAGAATGTGGATAACTTCTCATTACTTTCCTTTACCATTCCAAATAAGATTCTTATATTTACACCTAATAATAATCTAAAGCACACAAACAACATGTTTAAAACAATTAAAATTAGCAACCAGTCTACTGATAAAGAGATTGAGAATGCAACCTACTGGGCAAACTACGTAACATTAAAGACAGGTGTACCTGTAGTTATAGAGTTAGTAGATCCTAGTGACCCTGATGTAATGGAACCTAAGTTCAACAAAGATGACGTAGCAAAGAAGCCTAAGAAGAAAAGACTACAAGATAAGTCCCTTGAAGAGCTTGCAGAAGAAGTTGACTCTATGGTAGAGAGACTATTAAATCTTGAACCGGAAGAAGAGGAAGAAGAAGTTGACATCAAAGGAGTTGTCCTAGATGGATTATCATTTGGAGACGCTATCTGGGCACTAAGAAGAGGCGGTACAGCATACAGAGCTAAGTGGGCATCTAAAGGAGGTCACTTTATATATCAGCCAAATGGAGTTAGTGTTCCTATGAAACATCTTCATCAGGTAATGTCTATTCCATCATTAGTAAAGCAAACTATAACAGAAAGGGCTGATCCTCATTCTAGCGTAGATATGACTAACCAGATGTGTATGGTTCATCCTAACAACGAAATATTCGGATGGACAGCATCAGTATCTGACATGAATGCAGATGACTGGATCATAACACACTCATAAAATTCTCATTTTTTTAGTTTTTTTAAAAGATTGTTGCCAAATTCCTTGGTGGCAATCTTTTTTTTAGTTATATTTGCCTGTAACAAAACAAGAACAGTACAATGGCAAAATTTATAATTAAACCCAGAGAGATTGCAGAAGGATTTACAAACCTAGCAAAAAAGAAGGTAGGCTTATACGAAGACGATGTAGAAGCTATGTTTGACGCAAGAATGAAAGTATGTGGACCTTGTCCAAGTAGAAGTGACAAGAACAGATGCTTAGAGTGTGGATGCATACTATCAGCAAAGGCTAGATCTAAAACATCAGACTGCCCTTTAGGTAAATGGGAAAAAATATAATTGTCATGAGCAAAGAATTAAAATACATAATAAAAGAAATAGAGAGAAGAGAAAACCTAAACAAGTTGGGACCTTTTCCTCAGTACAACCGAGAAGTCATAGGAGACTTAAAAATTATAACAAAAATGATTAGTCAAAAAAAAGATTACGACAATGTTCCAGTAACATACTGCAAAACATGTTTAAGCCTAAAAGTTAAGAATATAGAAAACCCAGCTGTAGCTTACTGTGTAGATTGTGGTAATACAGATCTAGAAGAAACACATATACTAGATTGGGAAAAGTTATACGAAGAAGAGTACGGAGAGAAATTTTTAAACAGAGATAAAGATGATTAGTACAGCAGATTCACTTGAAATAAAATTTACAGTTGACACGTTGGCTGATGTAATGGACAAAGAAGATGAGATGGCTCATTTCGTGGACAGATACAACCAGGAGTCTTCTGCAGGAAACTTTGAGCTAGACACTCACAGCTACAAGAGCAATGACAAATACGTTGTTATAATAATGATAATTAATGTAGGAGATGAAGAATACTAGTGTAAAGTCAATACGTACAGACAAGAGAAATCTGTTTATGTATTGGTTAAAGTTTCTTCAGCCATATCATAAGCTAGCAAATAAAGAAATGGAAGCACTAAGTGCCCTTCTTTATTACCGATCCGAACTTAGTAAAGAGATAAGCAATGAAGTCTTAGTGGACAAGCTTTTATTTTCTAAGGAGACAAGAGCACAAGTAAGAGAAGATCTTGGTGGAATGAAAGCAGGAGTATTTAATAACTTGCTTACTGCACTAAGAAGAAAAGATGTAATAACAAAAGAAAACAAGATACACAAATCATTAGTACCAAAAATGGATTCTGGATCAAATGAATTCAAACTAATATTTAATTTTGAGATAGATGAAACTAAGTAGTGACGATAAAATAAAGATAGAGAAAATATCTGAAGAGATGTCTATACCTAAAGAGGTGGTAATCAAGGCAATAGAGAGTCAGTACGAGTTTATCAGAAAAAAGACAAAAGAATTGCACTTTGATCCTAACCTAACAAGGGAAGAATTCGATGCAATGAAAACAAATTTTAATATACCGTGCATAGGTAAGCTATATGCTAGCTTTTACATGTACAGAAAAATGAATGAAAATGCAAGGAAAAGAAATAAAGAGTAGTCAAGCACAAGATGACAACTTAAAAAACAAGAACAAGCAGGAGCTTACTAACGATATTAAAGGATACTTTGCTGAAAGAGATAAGACTCTTAAGGGAGCAGATGGCAAAGCAGAGGATGCTAAGAAGATGTCTGGTGCTGAGGCTGAAGTAAAAGAGTTACTTTACAACAACTCTATGAATGTAGTACCTCTAAGCGATGATGTAGAGCCTATGTTTAATTCAATCTTTTTATCTGCAAAGAGAAATAAGGTTAGAACTTCATCAGGACTATTGTTAGCCACAGCCTTAATGGATGGTGGTGCAGAAGTTGATTACCAGGAGAAGCAAATGGTAATGGCACATGGGCCACAAGTTCAACAAGCATTCAAAGGAACAGAGGTTGTTCTAAACTTTGAGAGCATGAGAGTTCAACTTGGAGAGAACATGGGTCAGAAGGTAAATAAGGAGTCAGAGATAAAGATTCCTATTATAACTATAGATGGTAACGACTACATAAATGTGTCAGAAAGAAATTTAAAATACATATCAAAAAAAGCACAATAGATGGAAGTAATATTAAACAACACATTAGCAGGATTAAAGCGTGGAGTAGATACTCTTGGAGATGCTGTGTCAGTTACAATGGGCCCAAAGGGTCGTAATGTAGTTATAGTAAAGAATGGACAGAAGCCATTAGTTACTAAGGATGGAGTTACTGTAGCTGAGGCAATAGAGGATCTTGATGATACTCTAGAAAACATTGGTGCACAGATGATTAAAGAAGTTGCCACTCTAGCAGGAAAGATATCTGGAGATGGAACTACAACTGCTACAGTTTTAGCACAAGCAATAGTATCCGAAGGATTTAAGAACATTGCAGCAGGTGCTAATCCAATAGACCTAAAAAGAGGTATGGATAAAGCTGTCGTTGAAGTTGTAAAGTATCTAAAAGATAATAGCACTCAGATTGAACTAGATGGCCCAGAGGTTAGACAAGTTGCAGCTATATCGGCAAACAATGATCCTGAACTAGGAGACATGTTGGCAGAAGCTTTTACTAAGGTAGGAAAACAGGGAGTTGTATCTGTCGAATTGTCACCTAATCACAATACATACATAGATGTTGTGACTGGCATGCAGTTTGACAGAGGCTATGTGTCTCCATTGTTCCCTACAAATCAGGAAGGTACAATGTCAGAACTAGAAAACCCCATGTTCTTGTTGTGTGACAAAAAGATAAACAACATGGATGACATTATCCCTGTAATGACTCTTGCAAAAAAGACTGGAAGACCTCTAGTAGTTATTGCAGAAGATATAGATGGACAAGCTTTATCGCAACTAGTTGTAAATAAGGTACATAAGTCTTTGCTGTCTGTTGCTATAAAAGCACCAGGATTTAGCGAAAGTAGATTTGAGAACTTAACAGACATTGCAGTGCTAACAAATAGCGTTGTATTTTCTGAATCAACAGGATTTACTCTAGAAGCATTAACAGAGGATAATATATCTGAAGAAATGTTTGGTGGAGCAGAAGGAATAACTGTAGAGAGAACTAGTACAGTGATTGTAAATGGTAGAGGTGACGACAATGTTATATTAGACAGGGTTGGACAACTTACTAGAAAAGTAGAAGACGCATCTTCAGAGCATGAGGCTAAGCAACTTAGATCAAGAATAGCAAAGCTATCTGGTGGTGTAGCTGTAGTATATGTTGGAGCATCTTCTCCTACAGAAGCAAAAGAAAAGAAAGACAGAGCTGACGATGCACTTTGTGCAGTAAGAGCAGCAATAGAGGAAGGAATAGTAGATGGAGGTGGATCTGCACTTCTTAGAGCTAGATCAGCAATTACATTGTTGATGGGTGATGAGAATGTAGGTGCACAAATTATTAAGGAGGCAATAGCAAGGCCTGTTAAAATTATATCAGAAAATGCTGGTAAGAGTGGCGATGTTACTCTTGCTGATGTTGGAGCTCTTGAGGAAGGCTGGGGATATAATGCAAAACTAGACAGGTATGCTATAATGAAAGATGAAGGAGTTATTGATCCGTTAAAAGTTACAAGAGTAGCTTTAGAAAGTGCTAATTCAGCAGCAGGAATGATACTACTAACAGAGTGTGCTATCTTTTAATCGAATATATTTGCACTTAATCGATTAAGCCCTCTAATGTTTGGCTGGTAAATATATTATACGTATATTTACCAGATTAAGCAATAATTAAAAAAAACTATTATGATTTATCAATTTACAGGCCTCATCTTATTCCTTAGCGTACTGCTAGGACTTATTTACTTTTACGTAAAGAAACTAAGAAGAGAACAGCTAGTAGTGGTTTATCTTAGAGGTAAACTAGCTCAGGAAGAAGAATATGCAGAATGCCTTAAAAGAGAAAACTGGAGACTTAAAAGCAATTTTGAGACAGGCCTACAAGAGTACAGGTCACTTACAGTAAAGTACAATATGCTTGAAAAATCTTTACCAATAACAAAGAAAAGATCAAGAAGCAAAAAATAATGCAATTATTATTATAGGCCCACTTGACAGAGTGGGTTTTTTTTTGTATATTCGCAAAAGAACAAAAGGAGAGAGATATGAATATTTTTGAAATAAAGAATTACCAGGTAGTATTTAGCCCGCAGGCACTACTGTTGACCCCATTTAAAAAGATATGGGACAATGATAAAGATAAAGAAAAAGTTAATGCTGTAGCAGAGATGTCTTATGTTTATTACATCTGTGATGACAGAAGTGACTTCCAGTACATTCTTGACGAGAATGAAAGACACGAGGCTATATGTCGCGACATGGATGCATTACCAAATGACTGGGAACGCCCTGACTACATAGAGGACGCTATAGAATACTACAAGAAACTATCTGAGACAACCTCAACAAAGTTGCTTAGAAGTACAAGAGGTGTTGTGCAAAAGATATCTACATTCCTTGACGTTGTTGATGTTAATGAAAGAGATCTAAAAACAAATAAGCCTATCTTTGACATAGGTAAGGTTGTTAGTGCTGTAGAGAAAATACCTAAGCTGGTAAAAGCACTTAACCAGATAGAAGAAGAAGTTATAAAAGAAAAAGAACTTAAGACACAGTCTGGTAACAGACAAACCGGTGTGTTTGATGATATGGGTATATAATGGAAACAAGAATATACAACAAGCACCAGACACAGCTAGACGATGAGCTAATGAATTCTCTTGAACAAGAGGAAAGAAGAGACTTGTTAGATGTTATAGATAGCATACAGTTTATACAAAACCTATCTAGCACAGACAGAAAAAGAGCATGCGATCTAGATAGATGGAACAATCCATTCTATGAGCTAGAGCCTATTGACCCTAAGTCTAAGAAAAGAGAATTAGATCCTGAAGGAAGGATTATTGTTGATATTACCAACCCGCACATTCTAGAAGATATGGATTTCTTCAGGAGTGCAGCATTGCATTTTCAAAAGCACGGCACATATTCTTTGCTTACCCAGAATAGAAACCCAAATAGTGAATATTTTAAGTTTTGGAAAGAAGAGGCTAGAAGATGTAGAGAAGGTTTAGTAAGAGAAAGCGATGGAGAATGGATCCCTGGATACTTATACTTCTATTGGAACTACTCGCCAATACTAAAAGTAGATGCCGTAGAGGGTACTAAGATGGCAGGTAGGGTAGAAGACTTCCCTAATCCTTATGACGGAGATTACTTATTCTTTCATTACTTAGAAAAAGCAAGAAATGCAGGTAAGCACACAGCTACTCTAAAGAAAAGGGGTTCTGGTTTTTCATTTAAAGGTGGATCAAAACTAGGAAGAAACTTTATTGTAGGAGAATACGAGCACGCAAGAAAGAAAATAAAGTCCTACGCTATAGCAAATGAAAAAGAATACTTGACTAAGGATGGTGTTCTAAACAAGTTTATTGCTATTGCAGACTTTTGTGCAGTCCATACTGGATTCCCAGGGAACAGATCCCTAAAGGATTCTATGAATGACATGCAATGGAAGATGGGTAGGAAAGATAATAAGTCAGGAACTGATGTAGGTACTCTTAACGAAGTTATGGGTGTTACATTAAAGAATGATGCAGAAAAAGCCCGTGGTAAAAGGGGGTCTCTCATAGAATGGGAGGAAGCAGGTAAGTTTGATAACTTCCTAACCGCATGGGGTATTGCTAGACCATCAGTAGAAGAGGATGGTTTTGCCTTTGGATTAATGAATGCCTATGGTACAGGTGGTACTGAAGGTGCAGCCTTTGAGGGTTTAGAAGAAATCTTCTATAACTCAAGAGGTTACAACATACAAGACCTTCCTAACGTGTTTGACAAGAACACCGGAGGTAAGGGTAGGTGTGCATTTTTCTTTGGGACATACATGAACTTTAAAGGCAAGTATGACAAAGACGGTAACAGTGATGTTATTGGTGCACTTATACTTACAGTAAAAAACAGAATAAAAACAAAGTACGGTGCTTCTGATCCTAATGCTATTATACAGCTAAAGGCAGAACACCCTATCACGCCTCAAGAGGCAATAATGAGAAAAGAAGGGTCAGCATTCCCTGTAGCAGATCTTAGAGATTTACTAGAAGAAATAATGCCTAGAATAGAAGGATTCACTGACGAGCACTGGGTGGGTAGATTATCTGCTGACAACATGGGCGGAGTAATCTGGAACAGTGTTGGCGACATAACTCCTATCAGGGATTACCCATTCACAGTGAAAGGTGGTGACTCTGACGGAGCTATAGAGATATTCGAAATGCCACACAAGGATAGAAACAATCAAGTGTATGCCGACAGGTATATTGGTGGTGTCGATCCTGTAGATAATGATTACACAGTAAATGGATCGTTAGCTACAATAATGATATTTGACTTATGGACTGATAAGATAGTTGCCGAATACACAGGAAGACCTGTATTAGCATCTGACTTTTACGAGACATGTCTTAGGTTAACTAAGTTCTACAATGCTAGAACAAACTACGAGAATAACCTTAAAGGAATGTTTAGTTACTTCTCTAATGCTAATGCATTGTACTTACTTTCTGATACGCCAGAAATACTTAGAGACATGGACATCGTTAAGTCTGTGCTTCATGGAAACAGAGCTAAAGGTACTAGAACAACAAAGGAAGTAATAAAGCTAGGTAAAACACTGCAAAGACAGTGGATGTTATCTCAGTATGAGCAGGACACTATTGACGAGGTTACAGGTGAAGCTGTAGTAGTTAGTGTGCCAAACCTTAGAAGGATTAGAAGTATAGGGTACATCAAAGAATGTATAGCTTGGAATCCTGATGGTAACTTTGATAGATGTTCTGCTATGGATATGGTTATGATACTCAGAGAAGACAGGCTTAAACTGATAGATAAGTATGACGAAAGAGACAATGGAGATAATCACTTTAATGCTACAGGAGATGACTTTATTGACAAGAATTGGCAAAGAGTTATAGACTCTGGAGTCTTAGGAGAAAGATAACATTTGAGCTATAAAGAATAATGTAAAAAAAATATATAATAACGTAATTTTGTAAAAAATAAAATATGTCATCAATTAAAACATTTCCAAGACAAAAGCTTTCTTTTAGAAAGAAAAATACTGCTTGGAGAAAAGAGCACTTAGACTGGGCTGACAATAATAGCTTCTTAGGTAGCGAGACTACTAGAAAGAAGATAAAGGACAAGGTAATAAATCAGAATCTATACAACGGAATTATAGACATGAAGGATTTAAAGCTTGTTATTAACCCAGGCGAGATGGAACAATACTATGTTCCCGACACTATACAGCACTACCCTATAATCACGCCAAGAGTAAATGTACTGGTTGGAGAAGAGTCTAGAAGAAAATTCGACTGGTCTGCTACTATTACCAATCCAGAGACATTGTCTAAAATAAAGACAGACAAGAAGGCAATGATTGACGAAAAGATTCAGATGATGCTACAAGCAGAAGGTGGATCAGAAGAAGAGATAGCTAAAGAACTTGAAGATTTTGCTGAGTACATTAACATGGACTACCAGGACATTAGAGAAAAAAGAGCTAACTTACTGATAAGACATTACATAGCTGAACTTGACATGAAGAATAAGTTCCAGCAAGGATTCAAAGACGCACTTATTGGCGGAGAAGAAGCTTATGCTTTTGATATAGTTAATGGAGAGGTTACATTTGAAAAGCTAAACCCACATAAGGTTTACACGCTTAGATCAGGATACTCTAACAGAATGGAAGATGCTGATGTTATAGTTATTGATGATTACTGGAGTCCTGGTAAAATACAAGATACATTCTATCAAGATCTAAAAGACAAAGAAGTATTAGATCTAGAAAGTGGAGGATTTACAGGATCAAGTGGAAAAGACTCTGACGGAGAGTCCTGGCAAATTGATGACAAGACAGGTTACGAAATACTACAGAGAGAAAACATAAATGCATTCTTAGATGCATCTGGAGTATGGAATGGAGCTCAAGGAAAAGGTACTTACACCGATGGGAGTGGTAACATAAGAGTTCTACGAATGTTCTGGAAATCTAAGAAGTGTGTGTACAAGGTTACATTCATTGACGAGCAAGGCCAAGAGCAAGTAAAGTACAGAGATGAAAACTACATCCTTGACAAAAACATGGGAGAGACTTGGGAGAAATTCTGGGTAAACCAATGGTGGAAAGGTGTTAAGATAGGTAAAGACATCTACGTACAGATCAAGCCTAGAGAAATACAATACAATAAGTTTAACCAACCAAGCTTCAATTCTTGTGGTATAGTTGGTCAAGTATATAATACAAATGATGCACAAGCTGTATCTTTAGTAGACAGAGCTAAACCATTCCAATACCTGTATGACATATCATGGTTCAGAGTGAATGAAGCAATGGCTAAGTACATGGGGTCTATTATAGAGCTCGATGTTGCAAAAATACCTAAAGACTGGTCTATTACAAAATGGTTATACTTTGCACGCAAGTCTGGTATATCTGTAGTAGATAGTTTTAAAGAAGGACAAAGAGGTCAAGCAAAAGGTAAGCTTGCGGGATCAGTAGGTAACACTACTGGTAAAGTTCTTGAACAAAGAGTTGGTGACTTTATCCAGACCCACATACAAATGATGGAGTTTGCTAAGGCACAGATGGATGAGATTACAGGAGTATCTAGACAGAGACTTGGTCAGACTGAGAACAGAGAGACTGTAGGTGGTATAGAAAGAGCTGTTAGTCAGTCAAACCACATTACAGAGGAACTATTTAACATGCATGACTTTTGCAAGAAAAGATGTTTCCAGATACTTATAGAGACTGCAAAAATTGCATTAAAAGGTAATAGCAAGAAGTTTGCTTACATTGCTGACGATATGACAAAGCAGTTAATGGAGATTGATGGAGATGAGTTTGCTGAAGAAGAGTACGGAATACAAATGTCTAACGACAACTCTATAAATCAAATGGAACAAAGACTTGACTCTATGGTTCAGATGGGGCTACAGAATCAGATGTTATCATTCTCTACCGCAATGAAGATATACAATTCTCCTAGCGTAAGAGAGGTTCAGCGAATGATAGAAAGAGATGAGAAGAAAATGAAAGAGGCTCAGGCACAGCAAGGTGAGCAACAGCAAAAACAATTTGAGCAACAACAACAACAAGCTGCACAAATGCAAGAAGCTGAAATGGCAAGAGAAGAAGCTAACTTCCAGCAAGAAGATGAAACCAAAAGATACATTGCGGAACTAGCTGCTGAAACAGAAAGGCTAAACATCATAAGCAAAGAAAGGGGTGTTGAGCAAGATACCACTGAAGAAGATCTTATAAAGTTTCAAGCTGAGCTGGGAATAAAGAACAGAGGTTTAGATCAGGACATGGAAAAGCATAGAGACAACATTGCTATCAAAGAGAAAGATTTAAAAATAAAAAAGACAATTAAGACACAAACAAATAAATAATAAATAACATTGAAGGAGGTGGGCAAAATACAAGGAGACTAACTATAAGACTCTTGTTTAGCCCATTTTTTTTGTAATATAAAATCCAAAACAATAATATGAAACAAGTACAAAATCAATTTTACGGAAAAGTGGCTGATATACCCCACATCCTTCCTGTTGGATCAATATACGTATGTACTGATACCAACCAAACCTTTGCTGCCGGTAGAGATCAAATACCTGTAGAAATTAGCGGTATAGATGACGCTACTAAATTAGAGCTTCAAGAAGTTCTTGAATTTTCTAAACAAAATGCACAAGGATACTACGGATTACTTTCTGGAGTATACTTTGGAGATGCAACAGGAACTTCTATAGATATACCTGTAGAGCAGGTAGATATATGGCAAGATGTAGTAATGACAATTCAAGCTCCAGTTAGTGGAGTACATTTAGGGGGTATTGCTGACGAAAGAGTTACGACAATGAAAGAAGCTAACTCTGTAGGCCATTCGGGTACTGGAGCAGAAGGAGATCCAATAGTATTTTTACTAGAAGGACTTCAAGAATCTTCTTCTTGTACCCTTAGAGCTTCATTAACTTTTGAGCCAGATGAAGATGGAGGAAGATTAGATTCAAGAATATTCTTAGAAAGACACTCAGCGGCATTGCCTGCTGAAGACTTTCCAATTGACGCAGCAGGACTCGCAATGGAGTCTGGAGCTGATGAAGAATATCCTCACCTTGTAAGTGTACAGTTCTTTATAGGAGACACTATCAACACTAACGCAGCAGGTGATGCGGGTAAGATTAGATTTCAAATAAAATCTGATGTAGCTGGAACAATATCAATGAATGAGATGGCCTTATTTATTCAATTCTAAAAACAAATAACAATGGGAAAAATAAAAATATTTTCAGAACTTAAATCAGGTAAGGTTAGTTTTGAAGGTTCAAGAGTTAGAAACAAAGAAATCGGCTCATTGACAGTTAACGCACACCCTACCTTAACAGACAGAATACAAATAAAATCAAACCGAGTATTTAAAAGAAACAGCTCTACTGATTACAGAGTATTTTTTCGTAGATTAAATATCAATCGTATTCAGAATGAAGCAGGGCAAGATCTTGTAGCTACTTTAGGAATGGATCGTGATGCTGTAATAGCTTATGTTCAAGTACAAATTACAAAACCTATCGTAACAGAATACTTTGAGTATAATCCAATTACGGATAGACTTGAGGCAAATAAAAACATTGAAGTAAAGAAGCATGGTTTCTTTATTGGTGGTAAATATAAAATGGCTTCAGGTAACAGTAACTTGTACTATGAAGATTTAGCAACGAAGGGAAATTCTTACCCAGTAATGGGAGAGGTATTTGACCA